CTCTAGTTAAATCTTCAGTCACGAGGCCACGTTCCATCTAATACCATCAGTGCAATAGCACTGTAGTTTAGTAGATCAATAAAGGAATCACGCAACGACTCGTTCTCAGGTGTTGCACCGCTATCAATCAAGTGGTTGATGCGTGCAGTCTTGTCGTGCATACGTACACGCAGACCATTCAATGGACCACCAGGTGACAGACTAATGTTAGTAGGACCATAGTCCTTGTGTTTCTTGATGAGCAGGTTACCTGCTGCATCTAATACTTCCCACATATCAACAACAAACTTAACGTGCTGGTGATCTATCTTGTCGGCAAGGGACTTATTAAGATTGTCTCCTCTGATAGATCGTGGCTTAGGATTCGGAAGCCCATATGCTGCAAAGTTTGTAGCATCGTGACCCATTCGCTCTCGGTCATTGTCATACATCAAACGCCTCCAAATAATTTCAACGCTTCATCTTTACCGTGTGTAAGGTAGAAGTCATTGATGTCCATTGATGCAGGCAATGATACTATACGTGAGTTCATTACCTCTTGTGACACACGACGAGAGAACTCAGCACCTGGGTTGGTGCCATCTTCCTTGATGTCATTGTCACCTACTATGTACACGGTGTCATAGCCTGTAAATAACTTATTAAAGTGTGGCTTCCAAGCCTGCACTCCTGGTACTCCAACCGCTGGTAGGTTCAAGATACCTGATACAACTACCGCATCTAGTTCACCTTCACATACAACTACAACAGATGAATCAATGGTGATGTCAGCAACGTTATACAGGTGACCCTTCTGTCCTGCTGGTGCACCATACCTAGGCTTGCCATCATCTAACCTGCGAAACTTTACTCCCACACACAGACCAAGTGCGGTCAGATAGGGCACAGAAAGCCAGCCCGCGTGGGTTTCGTGACCATTGATGGGATCTGTTACAACACCCAACGAAAACTGTTGGGCAACATCTTCAGAGATCCCACGTCCTTCGAGGTAGGCCAGCGCCCTTTCGTCCAGGTTTTTGCTGTAATGTGTGACCGCTTCCAGCAGTGATTTCGATTGCTCTTTTGAGTGCATCCTTAAACTCCAAGTTCTCTATGATACCGACAACATTTACTGCGTTGCCACCCTTTCCACAGGTGTGACAAAAGAATAGGTTGTCATATGTATTGATGACAGCACTACGCCTTTTGTCTGGGTGGATGCAGCACCTAACAGATGCGCTCCTACCTTCTCTTACTTCCCCACCGTAGTGAAGAACGATTGCTCCTATGGGGATTGTGTTTGCATCAACGGGACCTTTGAACCCTCCCGCTTTACGTACCCTGGACCAGTCTTGTGTTGACATACACACCCCTTGTAGTCGCACTTCTCGTGCCACTTAGCAGCACGCTTGTAATGGGAAAGAGTATTCTCTTCTCCCGCTTTCATACAGTTAGAACAAATCATTAGAACTCCTTCAACTCTGTTACTGGTACACGCCATCCACCGATGGCTTCATCCCTGTACTGGGACTTTGCATACTCTTCAGGGTTGCACCAACCATAGACTTCAACCTCTGAGTAGTAATCTTCATCAAGAATCTTTGTGCCTACTATGATCTTGCCGTTATCCTTATTCCAAAATGGAATTGAATCACGTGTGCGTACCGTACGTACCTCAAAGTTATTACCCACATCAGGCAACTTAGCCCGACGAGGATGTAATTCATTGGGATACCACGGTACATTCCAAGCAGTATCAGTAAGAGATGCAACCGCCCACTCAGATACGTTGGCTCGCACATTGGCAAGAAGTTCGTGCTCTAAGTAGCCGTTCTTCTTACCCTCTGCATAGTTAGGTCTATCTACTGACCCATACTTAGCAAGCCAACGCTCTGTAGCAAGCAGCGTACAAACTCTTACTTCATCCCTGCTCAGGCGTACTATCATCTGCCTCTTCTTCAGTAGTTGATTCTTCAACCACTTCTTCTACTACTGGTACTAGTATCTCTGTTGTTGTAATTTCTCCACCTGGTACTGGCATTATTGTTTCTCCTTTAGCCATTGAGTTAAGTCTTGGATTACCCAAGCCTGATCTATTGATGCGTTGCGACGCTTAACTACAACATATGACAGAGGGACTTCCCCGATACCTCGTGCCTTTGCGTAGTTAAGCGCCTCAACTTGTGCTTCTCTCCAGAACTCAGGCAGGGAAAGGGTCTGCCTGTTCTTGAGTTCAAGGATGTAGGTTTCTCCCGATATGATAACAACCATATCGCCCTCATCCTTTGCCCCAGCCTTAGTCACACGTTCTGCCATAACGCATTACTGCGTAGCCATTTCATTACATCTGTCTCAAACTGAGAACCTTTACGTCCGTTCTTGTTAGCCATCAGACTCGCAAGTATGCTCTGCCTTGTGCATCTTGATCTCCAATCTGACAGGAAGCAAAGTTAACAAATAGTGTAGCCCATTGTGATGCATCTGCAGTGTGAGGACCGAAGCGATTCTTCACTGCAGCAACCCGCAACATCCCTTGTCCTGGGTCATAGCCTAATGTAAGTATCAGTGCAGGTAACTGACTGACCTTACCGTGTATAGCACGTCGTGGTGGTGGCATCATTGGCGAACCGTACTCTGACTGTTCTGATACGTGATGGAGTACTAAGACACAAGCCTCTGTCTTGCGTGCCATATCGTGCAACTCCATCATAATTGCACGTAGCCCTGCCCATTCATTGTCTGTTTCGGCAGCAACATTCATTAAGTTATCAATGATAATTAACTCAGGTGCTATGCCATAGAGTTCAACGTAGGCTTTGATTTCTAATTCAATGTCATCTAATGATGGACTTGAATCAAACACCCATTGTATGTGCGACATCTTAGATAGATGGTCAGCGTAGTAGTCAGGTTTGTAATCCATATTGGTTTCAACTGTTAACTGTGAGTGCCCTGAGATCTGCGCTGCAGATCGCATCAACACGGTAGCAGTATCAGTATCTGCGGAAAAGAAAAGTGTAGGTACCTTTGCCTTGATTGCATAGATAAGTGCAAACATACTCTTACCAGCATTAGGTGCAGCAGCAACCATACATACTTGCCCTCGTCTAAACTTAATGGACTGAGCAGATAGCCCTGTCCATACATCAGGCAATGGCACAGCCTTGATAGTGCTGGTACCTAGCGCCCTCTTTAGATCAAGCAACTTCCTCATCCCCTCCAAGATTTATTCTGCGAACTCTTCTTACTGCAAGGCGTTCACGTGGAGCAAGCCCACCCCATATACCGAACTGTTCTTTGTGGATTCCCCACTCAGCGCATTCGATCTTATGAGTACAACCCTTGCAGATTGATTTCGCATACTGACTTTCACCGAAACTTACTGTTCCCTCTTTGTCAGGGAACCAGAAGTCTCCACCTATCTGTGCACATAGCGGGTTCTCGTACTCACGAGGTTCCCGCATCGTATTATCTTAGGAAGATAGGGTCGCACTTATCTACTGCACCCTTTGGTGCAGAACACATCCACGCTTTCCACGGTCCACGTGCTGATGTTCCAGTACGGAAGGTCATATTGCCGTGCTTACAGGTAGGTGCCTGTCCTTCTGTAACTACTGGAGCAGGTGCTGCAACTGGTGTTGCATTAAAAGATTCTGCAACTGATGCAACTGTTGGTGCTGGTGCACCACCGTGCAAGTCATTGCTTGTTGCCTTAATCAAAGTTGCAACCATACCTAGATCATTAAGACCTGTCTCTAAATCCTTTACATCTGTTGCATAAAGATTGATTAACGTTCCGTCATTTAACTTATAGTTAATCTGGAACTTTGTGTTTTCGTTTGCAGCCATTTACTTTCCTCCAGTTTGTTTGATTTGTAACCGCTGTGATTCACTACCAAACTTCTTAGGTACAAACCCAAGTAGTTTTTCTACCTCTTCACTGTCAATACTTTCACGACCCTTGACAGTTGTCCAACTGACTTCTACTCCACTAGGTGTTGTGCCTAGTAGTCCTTCAAAAGAAGTCTTCAAAGAATCTTGGTGCTTTTCTAACTCTTTAATCTGTGCTGCTAATTGTAAGTACAGCAGTGCATTCCTGTCAATATCAGCATCATCAATGACTACATCACTGACTGCCGTATGTTCTTTTTTTATACCAACGCATCCCATCTCACCTGATGCATCGTAGAACTTGCAATAGAACTTACAGTAACTACTATCTCGTTCTGGATCTGGTGCCTCTGTTGCAACCTTGATTGCTTCTAACCAGTTCAATGCTTGCAGTGCAACCGTCTCATCATAATCTTCTGTATGTACCTTGACATCTCGCTCATCACCATCACGTGCAATAGCGACAAGCGAGACGCGCTTCACATCATAGCCATTCTTCGATAGTAGGTAGCCGTATGTCTGCACCTGCC